GTTTTGGATGTGTATCCAAAGGAAGAAGAAAAAGCTATCAAAACTTTAAAGGAGGCCATGATGTGTTTATCCAGTGAATGTGAAAGACGCTATGGCTTTAAATACACGATGCCAATTGGAATCGAGTTGAAGCTTGGTGATGATTGGCTCAATATGAAGGAGGTTTATAAAACCAATGGCTGAAAACGGTAAAGATATAGACGCTTTAACAGTTCCCATTAATTTTGACACTATAAGTGACGCGGAACTGATGAAGTTAACAGGACAAACGGATAATGGCGGGCAAGGTTCCGTCCTGTCACGGCTGTCCATTAATTATAACACTGAAGATGATAATGAAAACCCATTGCCTAGAGGGCATTTTACGATTCGAGTTGATGGGGACAGGGTATTTTCTAAAGAGGTGGTGTTCAGACCATTCATTAGATTATATGCTTACAGTTATTGGGACAATAGTGCGGAGGAATTTACATCAAGCGTGCAAATGCCATCACTAGGTGACCAATTTGCTGATACATCTGGAACTTACAAGTGTGGAAAATTATCTAGGGAAGACGTGCAAAAAATGGCGGATAACGACCCACAACGAGTTATACAAAGTTCCATTAAGTGTAATCAAGTTATTTATGGAGTTGCAACAATGGCTGACGGCAAAAAAGCTACAGGCGAAAGTGTTGACATTAGTGCTATTCCTTGCGTGTTGTATGCTAAGGGGGTTAACTACCTTCCGTTTAGCACGACTTTGGCTAGTTTAGTAAAACAGAAAAAGCCGATGATACGCACTAATCTTGGATTATCCACAAGAAAACAGAAAGCGGGTGGAAACACTTTTTTTGTTATTAATGTGAAGATACAGGATTCAGCGGATACCTTGTCAGACGTGGACAAGGGATTACTGAAGGAATTTGCTTTAGCGGTTAAATCCATAAACGAGGGTGTCATGGGAAAACATAGAGAGGCTACGAAACAAAAAACAATAGATGGCGACCACTCCCTAGCTATTGAGTTAGACGGATAGTAGTGTGCTCTATACTTTAATAGAGAATTTTCTTTATGACGCAACAGGGGGGAAGGTAACACTTTCCCCCGAAATTATAAATGAGTTCAAGGAATCGTGTGGTAAGGCGTTAGAAAAACAATTTAATAAAAGACCCGAATGGAGAATAAGGATGTCGGGGTTGGGAAAACCCCTATGTCAACAGCAGTTAGAAAAAAAAGAAGTTAAGGGTGAAATTGAATACAACACAATTATAAAATTTTTAATGGGGGATTTAATTGAATCCGCCGCCATAGCCGTAATGCGCGGGGCGGGCGTGGACATAGAGAAATTACAAGAACCCGTGAAATTAAAAGTGGGTAGCACGGAATTAAACGGCACATATGATGTAAAAATTGATGGAAAAGTTTGGGATGTGAAATCAGCTAGTCCTGCTAGTTTCATTAATAAATTTGGTCAATATGGTAGCTACCATAAGATAAAGGATGATGACCCTTTCGGATATGTCATGCAAGGTCATTTATACGCTGAGGCGGAAAATGTACCTTTTGGCGGTTGGATAGCAATAAATAAAGTTACAGGTGAGTGGGCTGTATGTGAAGCACCAGAAAATCAAAGTAAAGACAGGGAAGAAGTACTGCAAAAAGCTGACAAGAATATCAAGTGTTTAAAATCAAACAGGAAGTTTAAAAAATTATTTAAGGTAGTTAAAGAGACATATGTGCCGAAGTCTGGAAAACAAAAAGGTGTGAGAATGGAGACAGGAAATACTATATTACACAGCATTTGTGGATATTGTCAATTTAGACATTTTTGTTGGCCGAAGGCGCAATTACACGAGAGAGTGACATCAAGGGCGAAAACCAGACCCCTCACTTGGTATAACAGGTTAAAAAATACGGAGGTTAAAAATTTATGAATGTATTATGGATGACACCCCCTTTTAAAAAAGAGGACATACTATCAAACAAGGATGTTGTTTGGGTGTATACGGAAAATGCACTCAAAAAGGGCGGGGGAGAAATGATGGAATGGATGCGGGGTAATGACAATTGTCATTCCTTAATTACAAGGGAAACAATAGGTGAGGATGGTTATTTTAGGGAAGATAACATAGTTAAAACGACAAGAGCTATAAAAGATGATTTTCATGGTCTGCAACTGAAAATAAGACAGGGAAAGCTTGCTATCATGCCTTCCGTTGACATAGATAAGGCAATAATAGAATTAGGAAAGAACGCGCCGACATTGGCGGATGTTTTTACAAAATGCGTGGAAACAGTTAACAGGTATAGGATGACAACTCTTGTATGAAAAGAAAGGGCTTTCGTTCAGAATTTGAAAGGGGGTTCGCTCATTGGTTGATAAAGAATGGAATTAAGTATGAATATGAACTGTATTATGTTGAATATCAGCCTAAAATTAAAAAGTATACTCCAGATTTTTATTTACTCAAGCAAGATGTGTATATAGAAACAAAAGGATTTTTTGATTTGGCGGATAGACAAAAACATTTACTTGTTAAAGAACAAAATCCCGACATTGACATAAGATTTTTATTTGTTAATGCAAATAACAAGCTTAATAAATCAAGTAAAACAACTTACGGAAAATGGTGTGACAAACACAACATACTGTGGGCGGAACAGAGGATACCTAAATTATGGTTGAAATAAATAAACTTATGGATGAAACGGAAAAGCTATCTCTATTACCAGATAGATTTTATCTTGTACTAAGACCAATGAAAGAAGGGGCGGGGTTTGACATGATGGCATATGATACAACCGACCCTAAAAATCCCGTACACGCCGCTTATTTTGTGTTAAAAGGGATAATGGAGATGATGGATACGGACTTGGACAGGCTTGTTTCACTTGGTCAGATGGCCGTAATGGACAAAATGGTTGAAATAGAACGAAAAGGGGGGACACCAAGGACAGAAGACTTGTCGGGTAACATAACAAAAGTTAACCTAGGAAAGAAACACTGATGAAATCCATTGTAAAAGAAAATAATTCAAAAAGTATAAAAGAATTAAAAACACACGATTTTTCTGTTACTCAATTCAATGAAGACCTTAAATATGGAAAAAAACATGAAAAGCTTGTGATGAAGTCCCGTGAGAATTATGAGTTAAAAACTGACAGATTAGCCTATAAAACAGGCAATGCCTTCATAGAGTTTAGGTCAAGAAATAAAGTCAGTGGCGTAGTGACGAGTAAAGCTGACATTTGGATTTTCAAGATTGTTGACAAAAATGATAAACATCTATTTTCCATTGAGATTCCTCTTGACAGATTGCGTGAAAAGGTGTATAATAGTACTTACCGCATTGTTTCCGGAGGAGATAATCTGACATCTAAAGGGTATCTAGTTCCTTTACAGGATTTAGTATCTATATGAAAACAAAGGATTTTTTAAATGAAGCGATTAAATTAGCTAGTGGACAACGCCAGATGGATTATGGTGACAAAACGGAAAATCATCGTAATATAGCCCAATTATGGTCAGCTTATTTGGAATATACTGTTTCTCCTCATGATGTAGCCATACTTATGTGCCTTTTAAAAGTGGCTAGAACCAAATTAGGGGCTGTAAGCAAGGATACCTATATGGATATGTCAGCCTATAGTGCCATAGCAGGTGAAATTAAATTTAATGAGCCAAAAAAAGAAGAAGAAGAAGAAGGAGAAAGAAGAGGGAGAGAAACAGCGGAATATATAAAAAGTTTGAATAAAAATGACAGATAAAAAAGACGAATTAAAGGTAAAATTTTTACCCCTAGCAAATTCCTATTTAATGGCGGCATCAGTGCCACTGGCCCGAAGAAGTTTTAAAAGCCACGCAACATAAATTTATTGAAAAAGAAAATGGAAAGAAAAATAGTTAGAATACAAAAATTAAATGACATTGACCAAGATGATTGGAAAATTATGTTTGAAAACGAGATATTTATTACAAAAACACATAAGGAATTTTTTGAATTAGTTGAAAAAGGACTTGATGTTATAATACAAAGGGAGACTATGATGAGTGATAAACCAAAGGCGGAAGAAACATCCGCAATATTTGAAACAGTAGAAGATTTAAAAAAAACAAGAGGACATGAGAAAGAACTGGTTAAACAGTTCAGAGAGGATGTCAGTAATTTGAGTTTATCACAATTTAATAAGAAATATCCATCAAAAAAATTGGGAGAAGTTAGTAGTGGTTAATGGTAACTTCAAGCACTATTGCTAGCTTTGACGTAAAACTGACCTCTGAGGGTTTACTTGTCATAGAAACAAAATTAGCCAAGGGAAAAGATTTTATTGAAGTTATGGATAAATGGAACCCCGAATATGAAAATACCCCTGTCATAGCATCCATGTTGGATTACTACGCAGGGGTATTTAAGTTAATGATGAAAGATAGTCAGAAAATGATGTACTAAGATTGTATTTTTATAACCTTAGATTTTTCAGATTCAGGAACTTCCCTATGATATGCCACTTTAAGCATGCCATCTTCAAGTTTAGCTCCATTAATAACTATGTGTTCGTGTAATTTAAATTTTCTAGTGAAATTTCTGTTAGCTATTCCTCTATGAATAGAGTATAATTTACTAATATTCTTATCATCTATTTCTTTACATCCGTGTATGGATAGAAGATTATCTTTTACTTCCACTTTTAAGTCTTTTTCCTTGAATCCTGCTACTGCTAATTCAATAAGACCTTTATCATCCTTTTCCCTTACATTATAAGGGGGATAAGTATTAGGGGTTTTAACAAAAAAGTCTGAAAAAAAATCATTGTCAAACCCTAAAAAATGATTTCTTAATATATCTAAATCGCCCATAGTATTTTCTCCTTATTAAGCGAGTTAAGTTTGGCTAACCCATCATGGCATCAACCTATTTAGTATATGGTGTATACTAAAAACTTTTCAAGTGCTAAAACTGGTTTACAGCTAAATTTTAATAAAAAATTTGTTGGTTAATTTGCTAAAGGGTTATTTGATTTCAATTTAATTTCTTCAATTTCAGCGTCTTGTACTTCATTTTCTTTCTTAACAATAGCCAATGCCTTTTCAATTGCCTGTATAGCCTCTTCAAGGGGCTTTAAGTTTACAGCTTTAGGTATTGTAGCCATTATTCTAACCAATTCCTCACTTAATCTTTTAAGCTCCTTTGATATGGGTTTTAAATTCACATCTTCAGGAATATCAAGCATAGCTATATTCTCTCTTAGTTTTGCTATCTCCTTAAATACTATGGTTAAATCAACAGGTTGTATTTTATCATCAACCTTTTTAATTCTATCTATTAAATCTATTTTAGCTTCACTTAAATTATTATTTGTTTCCTTTAATCCATCTTTAAGTGGAGTTAAATTAACTGAAGGTTTCTTTTCTATCGCAGAAAGTCGTGTGTTAAATTCGCCCCACGCATAAAATCCTCCGCCTATGGCGGATATAACACCAATAAGTGCCGCGTAAGTACTGAGCTTATCAATAATTTTCATTTCGCATGGCCTCCAATTCCAGTTGCAATCGTTTAGTTTTTTCTTGTGCATTATATAGTTGTACTCGGTGTACTTCTACAGGGTCGTTTTGTGTATAGCTCGCTAAAGTTATATTCGTGTAAATGTCTTTGTCATAAACGCCCAAATCAATTTGATTGAATAAGTCTAGATTCTGGTCTGTATAGATATCCTTTGACTTATAAAATTGCATTTTCTTGTAGGCGTTCAATGCCGTATTATTCTTAAAAAATATATCCTCTTTTGATAAATTTTGAGTATTGACTTTTGTTGTCTTTGCTATTTGCTTGGCAATGGTTTTTAATTTTTGCTTTAACTTGCTTTCTACCTTTGCAACATCTGAAGCAATCCCTTTGTCGGAGTCCATGCTTTCTCGTCCTTCCGGCTGTACACCGTCTTGCTCTTCACTGTCTGCTGTCTGTACTTCGGAGTCCTCAGCTCCTTCGCTACTGGATTCCTCTTCCTGTACGTCTTCTTCTGTTGATTCATTTTGTGCTACTTCTTGTTCTGATTCTTGTTCAAGCTCCACCGTTTCTTCTTCAGTCTCAATAATCTCTGGTGGGCTTTCTTCAATTGTTGCTGCTTCATCAAACTCTTCCTCAAACTCTTCAAAAGATTCCTCAGTAAATTCGTCATCGAATTCCTCCTCGGTTATCTCTTCAAAAAACTCCTCTTGTGTCATTCCTTCATCTTCCAGAAACTGTGCAAATTCCTCTTCCATGCCAGTATCCTCTAGGAATGTATTAAAATCCTCTTCAAACTCCTCCTCGAATATCTCTTCCATAACGGAAGTTTCTGTAAATTCATTTTCAAGAAATACTTCATTAGGTATTTCTTCAAAAGTTACTTCTTCAAATTCCTCAAAAAATTCAATGTTCTCAAACTCTTCAAAAACTTCAAATTCTTCGAATACTATTCCTTCATCCCAAGAAGTATCATACTCTTCTTCAAAATAAAAATCATCTTCATACCAAACATACTCATCTTCCCAAGTATATTCTTCCTCCCATGAATACTCTTCTTGCCAAGAATCATCAAAGGTGTATTCGTTTTCCCAATTTATATCATCTATTGTTTCAGTAATGTCTTCATTCAACTCATCTATGATTTCTTGGGTATCTTCTTCAAGGGGGTTAATATAAGTGTAGGCTATTTTTAATTCTACATTATCAATATCAGGCCCTGCATGAGAACTTAAATTACTTGAATCATCAATGTCCAACTTAACTTTAATATCAAAATCAGTTGATGTATTTGTTCCTATAGTTGCAGTATCAGTATAAGTCTGATAATAATTATGACTTCCTGTAACAACTCTATTTTGTGTTGTTGTTGTACCAGAACTATCTGTCAATTCCTGTGTCATAGTAACAGAATCCTGACCATGCCAAAACCAAATATCATTTGACATCGTACTCGTGAAACCATTTTGGATTTCAGCCTCTGTCATATTAGTCTTTTCCGATAGTGTTATTGTTTGACTAATACCACCATTATCTACACCTGCAAAAGAACCTTTTGTTATGCCACAAGTTGTAGCAAAGTTACCTGCTGTATTGGGGTTACACTCATTACCATAATTCGTATGATGTTGTTGTTGTGTTCCATGATTTGTCCAACCTGTATTCCCACCAGTAAATGTAGAATTAGATAAAAGATTGTCAGTAACTATTGTTTCACCAAAAGCCTTATTCCATACAAATAAAAAACTTAAAGTAATTAATATGGCAAGAATATACTTCATTATTCATGAATATTAATTATTCTTTTTTCTTGTGTTTCTAAGTCAGTTTCAATAATAATATTACTAACTTCTTCTTCTGCTTTTAAAGTTTCTAATTTTTTCTTTTCCTCTTCTATTTTTTTAGCGAGTTCTTCCTGCTCTTTTTTAATTCTTTCTATTTCTTCCTGTCTTGCTATCTCAGCCAGTTCCTCGTCAATGCGGGAGCGTGTTTCCAGTTTTTTAACATATGTTTCATAATCTGGTCTTTCAACATCATACTTGTTCCACTGTGCCATGGCTTCCTTGCCAATCTTTCCTTCAAATGGGCAAGGTGTTCCTGCCATTTGCATAGCTTCAAAAACCCTTTCATCCTGGCATAGAATGGAAACTGCAGCCACTTTCATACCGTAGTCATATAATACCTTTGAAAGTTTTATGCGTTCGCAGTTTAAGT